TTGATCTTGATGTTTTAAGTTACCAAAGAAATTACTCCACAATAACATATCATAATCTTTTTCAAACTTACGCATTGGTGCAATAATGTCACCACGTATATTTTCCATAAGTCTATGACAGTCAGTATACTCTTCGTGTCTAATTCTGTCTAAAATCATACCACTACGATGACCAGCTTGACCAGTCCATTTATAAGTGTCTGGTAAAAACTCATATACTTGTGGACCAATGTTCTTAGTTGTAGAATTACATAACCACCAAGCTATGCTATCTTGGGTACCGTTATAACTACCGTATACTACTGTAATCATTTAGTCTCCTATTTTGATAATGGACTTGGTATAATTGGTTTGTTTTTTTCTTTTTCTCTTCGTTCTTGATCAGCTTCCCATTGTGCATTAAAAGTTCTAGTATGACTAGGGTTTAAGCCTTCTTCTTCTAATAAATCATCTCTAATATTTTGACTTCTTTTTTCTAAATTAAGAACTCTAGTAAAGCTATTATTAATTGCGGCTGTATAATATGCAAATGGATTATTACTTTTAAGTTCATTAAATTGTAATCCAATTTGTGCAAGTTGTAATAGTGCTTGTCCTCGCATCTCATCTACATATGTATAACCACGCCAGTTACCACGCATACTATATCGTTCACATAACTTGATATACATACGAGCTAAATTGTCACTAGTCTTTCCATGGCCTACATTAAAGTGTCCATTATCTACTCCACCTTCCCAATGTGATCTTCCTACTTCTTGCCATTTTTTATCATCATTTTTAGCATAATGCTTAAATGGTGGGAAGTTACATTTTGCGTGAAGGTCTGCTTCTGTTTTTGGTTTGTTTTTTCTATTTTCTAAAGGTACGTGTTCAAATGTCATTACTCTTACTACAACATCAGAATCTTTTATACTCTTAACATCAACTGCAAAGTCGGCTACTCTTGGTTTAGTTTTTTTACCAGTTAACCCTTGCTCCCATCTAATTACTTCAGCTTCGTGTGCTTGTTTTTGTAATCGTGTTGCTCTGTTTTGTTTTGCTTCTGCTAATACTGTTCGTTTTTTAAGATCTTTGATGTCTTCAACAATAATGTCAAAATGAGAGAACTCATCCGTTTTAGTCCAACAATAAGACATCTTACTTTTGTGGATCTCTCTTAACAAGTCCTTATTAGTCAAATAAAACTGTCTCTTAGGTCTGTTCATTTAAATCTTTCCGGATATTAGAATTTCTTAATTCTATCTTTTGATATGCTTATTATAGTTGAATCCCTACCCAAAGTCAACCGGTTTTTTAATTTGATAAATAGTAGTAACGGAGAGTCGTAATATGCTAATTAACGAAATATTAAAAGAAAGTGTTGACAATATAGCTGTTTTCTATGGTGGAAGGTTCCAACCTATGCACCAAGGACATCGTGATGTCTACAAACATCTAGTAAGTAAGTTTGGTGCCGATAACGTATTTATCGCTACTACTTTCAGTCAAAAAGCTCAAAAAGCCCATGCAGGCGGTAATTATGGAGAAGATCCTTTTACATTTGATGAAAAGTCTTCTATAATGAGTAAGATGTTTGGCATACCAGCAGACAAGATTGTTAAGACAAATCCATATAGACCAGACTTGTCAGCAGTAGGCAAAGACCCTAGCAATACTGCTACTATTCTTGTATATGGACAAAAAGACGCGGCAAGGTTAGAAACTGGAAAAGGTTTCTTACACGACTTACCAAAAGATATGAACGAATTAGTTCCTACTGCAAATGAACGAGGATATGTATATGTCGCTCCAATTATGCAAGGTGGAATGAGTGCAAGTGACTTTAGAAAAGTTATGGCAAGTGAAGTTGATAAACAAGAAAAAGTAAAAGCGTTCAATCAGTTCTTTGGAAAATTTGATGAGAACATATTTGCTTTTATTGAGGATAGACTAAAATAATGACTGTTAAAAATAAAGTAAAATTAGTAATGAAACAAAAGGGTAAACCTTTTAGTATGAATTTTGGCATATTAAAACCATTAAACGAAATAGGTGGGGTTTTATTTCCTTACACTCCTACTATTCAGTTTTCACATAATGCTAACTACGGAGCCTACGAAGTACAAGGATCTCAATACCAACAAAATTATTATATGAATACTGCTAACCCTACTATCAACGTTACTGCATTGTTTTCTTCAAACACTATAGAAGAAGCAAAATATACTGCGGCGGCAATACATTTTTTTAAATCTTGCACCAAAGGTGATTTTGGTGAACAACGATCAGAGACGGCTGGAACACCACCACCTATTTTAAAATTTAGTGCATATGGAATTGTTCATGCAAGTTATGTGCCAGTAATAATGAGAAACTTTAACTACACACTAGTTGAAGACAGTGACTATGTTGATGTAGATATTGGAAATGATCAAAGTACTACAGTTCCAACATTATTATTAGCTTCAATAGATTTAGTTCCGCAACTTCCTCCAGCTAATATTAAAAAAGAATTTAATATTCAAACTTACTCAGGTGGACATCTTTTGAAAGGTGGAAATAAAGGAGGATTCATTTAATGGCTACTTACTCATCAGATAGTTTATATAGAAATACAGAAGTAGTAGGTGAAAAATATTTAGATCATTTAAATATTGATTCTATTGATATTGATAGCACTTCTACAAAAAGTATTAAACTAGAACTAAAACATCAAAATAAACCAGACTTGTTAGCACATGAATTATATGGCAATGCAAAGTTATGGTGGGTGTTTTCGTTGTTTAATCAAGATAAACTAAAAGACCCTATTATAGATTTTAAAGAAGGTATCACAATAAAAGTTCCAGTAAGGTTCTCGTAATGGACTTAAATTATAAAAATTTTAATCCGCTTAACATCAGAAAAAGCGATGCTGATTGGTTAGGCAAGGTTGGCAATAACAAAGGCTTTGAAGTCTTTTCAAAACCCGAATATGGTTATAGAGCCGCGGCTAAAAATTTATACACATCAAATACAAAATATAATAATAAAAGTGTTAGAGATCTTATAACACGATGGGCACCTCCAGGTGACGGGAACAATACACCAGCATATGTAGACAAAGTTGCTAAAGACCTTGGAGTTGATCCAGATGCTGATTTAGGTAATCTAGAATCAAATCCAGCTCTTACAAAAAAGTTACTAAAGTCAATGACAGAAGTGGAAGGTAGAAATAATAAGTTCACTGATCAAATGATTGACAGCGGTGTAGCAATGGCAAACGGAAAAGATCCAAAAGACGTTGATTTTGCCAAGTTAGAAACCGATGGCGAAACACTTGTATACAAAGATAAAATTATTAAAGATGCAGAAGTAGCCAAAGCTGAAGATGCGGCACTGAAAAAGAAAGCATTAAAAGCTGGTGCTAGAGCAAAGCAAAAAAACTTATTTAACTTATCAACAGAAAACTGGTTAAGTACAGTTGATAGTCCTACATATAGATGGACTTTTTATATTACTAATAGTAAAATATTTAATGATCCAAGTTTATTAGAAGGATCAGATACAGCGGCTATTAACAATAACAATGCAAAGATAATAGCACAGACAGGTGTTACTACTGAGTTTGCAATGGATAACTTTGCTATGATACAAAGAGTGGTACCAGGAATGGAACATGGTAATACTACTCCAGGTGTTATACAATTTGATCTTATGGAGCCATTGGGATTTACTTTTTTAGATAGAATTTTAAAAGTTGGAAAGTCTCTAGGAAATCCATATAGCTTACCATCACAACATTATGTATTAAAATTAGAATTCTTAGGCAGAGATTTTGAAACAGGTGGTAGTGTAAAATATCCTAATGCATTTTTCTATCCTATAAAAATAAATCAAGTAAGAAGTCAAACAGGACCAGAAGGAACTAGATACAATATTATTGCATTTAGTATGATTAAACAAGCACAGGTAGAATCAATTACAACCGTTGATTTGCTTATACCTAAAGTAAATACAGTTCAAGCATTTGCTGAAGGTTTAGTGACAGCATTTAATAAAGCTGAACTTAATAAGTTACATCCTAATGAAGTTAAGAACGGAGTTAAACCGCCAAAAGAAATTGAAATTCTTTTTGATAAAACTAGTGACATATCTGGTATATTAGCTCAAGACACTAAATCAGGAGAACAAATTGGAGACTTTAGTTTAAAATTAAAAGCGTGGGGTTCAACAGCTAACGCAGACAAAGGCGCTGGTATGGCCAATGCTATGGACGATGCAGATGTGAGAGAAGCATCAATTAATGCATCAACTGCATTAGGTCCAGAAATTAAAAAACAAATTGAACGTAACTGTCCAGCCTGGGCCGCATACGTTAAAAAAGTTAATGAAGAAACAGGAATAACTCTTAGTATAATTGTTGACCTAGATATAAAATTTGGAATAAGAGATGAAAAAACAGGCCAACTTGAACATAAAAAAATTACATTTAAAATTGGTATATACACAGATAGCACTGGTGCAAGTATGAATAAAAAGAAAGATATAGAAAGATTACAGAACCAAGCATTTCAAAAACAAAGATTAAAAAACTTATCTATATGTAAATCGTATAGTTACTTGTATTCAGGAATGAATACCGAGGTACTAAACTATAGTCTTGACATAGAACAATTATATGTTACATCAAGAATTCCATTAGATGGAGTATATCATTCAGAAGGTAGACAACAATACACCAGTTCAAACCCAACTAAAGCTACCAAGTACTTAGAAGATACTGATTACAATCCAATGACTGACTATATTGATTTAGTTCAATATGTAGACAAACCATTAGGTGTTGAAGAGCAACAAAAAAACGAAAACGATAATAGTGATACGTTATATGCTCAAAGGCTTGGAGCTATAGCAATGAGAAGTGCTGATGCGATTAACTTTAACATTGAAATAAAAGGAGATCCATTTTGGCAAGGTAATACATTTAGAGCTCATGTACAAGGAACAGATAAATCACCATTGCCGTCAACAGATTCTCTAATGATAACATTATTAAATTATAATCCCAATCCAGACGATTTATTAGAAAAACAAGTTAGAGGCCCAGTTGATTTAGTTTCAACTGGAGTATACAAGATAACTAGTATAGAAAGTAGATTTCAAAGTGGAAGGTTTACTCAAAATCTAATAGGATTTAAGGATCCACTAACTAATCCTGGATTAGTATTGAATCAATTAATACAAATAACAGATGGTAGTGCACCTGCACCAACAAGTGAAAACAAATATGTAGGCACACCAATGAAAGAAAAAGCAGTAAACAGCACATTCTTTGATGGAGGAACATAATATGAGTTATAAACATGATGGAGTTAAAGTTAGTAATGATGTAAAAGCAAATACTGCTCTTAACATTAATAATTTAAGTGGACTATACATAGGTGAAGTTACAGAAAACAGTGACTCGTTATATACTGGCAGGATTAAAGTTAGAATATCAGATTTTGGTTCCAAAGACACAGATAGAATTTGTTTACTATCAATACCCATGGGTGGGCATACACAAATTAAAGATAGTGGCGATGACGCAACCAAAGAAGCACAAGCTCCTGTAAGTTATGGATTTTGGCCACAGCCACCAGAAGTAGGAACAAATGTACTAGTTGCATATACAAGTAGTTTAGAACAAGGTATTGTAGTAGGAAGCCTTATAGCCAAAGATAGAAACTCTATGATGGGTGGAAATGCTAGTGGACAAATTTATGCTAACGGAGAAAAGAGTTTAGGTCCAGCAGTTGAAAAAAACCCATATGATCAAAATGATGCAGATACTAAACCAATGAATGAATGGTTTCAGGCAGTATTAAACGAACAAGGATTAAGTTTAGATTATACAAGAGGACATAGTCAGAGTAGTGCTAGAAGAGAAAGTCCAAGTAAAGTGTTTGGTATAACAACACGTGGTGGACATACTTTTACAATGGACGATGGAGACGAAAAAGGTAATAGTAAAAATATTAGATTAAGAACACATGGTGGTGCTCAAGTATTACTTGAAGACACTAAAGGTTTTATTTTTGTTACAACACAGAATGGCGATGCTTGGATTGAAATGGATCAACAAGGTAGAGTTGATGTTTATAGCAAGGGTGGAGTAAGTGTTCACACAGAAGGCGACTATAACGTTCATGCTAAAGGCAGTATTAATATGCAGGCAGAAATGGGTGTTAATATAAAAAGCACAGGTGGTGATGGTTTAAAATTAGAAACAAGTGTTGGAAGTATTGATATCTATAGTGCAGTTGATTTAAATATACAAAGTGACGTAAATTATAATTTAACTGTAGCAGGTAACCAAATTATTAAAGGTGCAAGAATAGATATGAATGGACCAGAACCTACACCAGCTACAAAAACAACAATACAAAATCAAACTCAAAACCAAAATGTTAAAGTTAGTGTTGCAAGTAGAGTTCCAGAGAAGCATCCATGGTTGGGTGTTGATAACCAAGAAACATTTGTTACAGGTAAAGGAAATACAGCATAATGCCTACTTTTAATTTTGGAAACGTTGTTAATGATAAAACTTTAATTGACTTTAGTTTATTTTCTATAATAGATACAATCACGGCTAGAGATGAAGTATTTGTAAAAGACTTAGAAGCAAGTGATAATGTTATGAACTATATTATTAGAACTATGGGTTGGAGTGGATATCAAAAAACTGTTGATGGCATAACAAAAATAGGTTATAAAAGTACAACAGTAGATGACATAGAAGGTAATGGAGTAACTGAAGATTCAGCATATACTGCTTGGATAGAACTTTTTAAAGATAGAGAAAGAAGATTTAAAAAACTCTTACCAATTGATACGTTATCTCAAAGCCAATACGATGGGTTATTAAGTTTATATTGGTTTACTAATGATATTACATCAGTTGGTACTGAAGATAGAAAATTTCGTATATACGAATTTATTGAAGAAAAGAAATGGGATTATGTTGCTACTGCATTAATTTTAGGTGGATCTCAAAGAACACAAAGACAAGCTGAATCAAAAATAATTATCTTAGCAGACTATGGACAATATAAAAATAGATCTTTAATTAAAGAACAAGGTATTCAACAGCTGGTAAAAGAGTATAGTACATTTCAATTAACGGATAAACAAAAGGCTCAAGCTGAGTATGTATACTACGCAGAAACTAGTAGATTCTTGCCAAATCTTTCTGAAAGTAGAAAGAGATCACTAATAAATCAATTAAATCAATAGCTTTACAAGCTAATTATACAATCATAAACTACTAACAGAATAAATCGCATAAATAGTTGTATGAGCGAGATTATAGGATATACAACAGTTGAACAGGCTTATACTAGCAAGGGACTTTCTGGTCTTGAACTAGCTAAACGTGACCTGTTAAACCATTTTCATATACGTAAAGGAGAGAAGTGGACCGACCCTACTTTTGGTTGTGACTTGCCTTTTTATGTATTTGAACCATTAGATGATGATACTATTGAGTCTATACGCAATGAAGTATTTGCTGTAGTAAACTACGATCCTCGTTTTACAGTTAACGATACAAATGTTCGTGTAGTACAAGATGACCATTATGTTACAGTTAATGTAAATTTAACATACCTACCTACTACAACAGCAATAGATTTGCAAATTAAGTTCGATAGGGAACAGGACGCAGAGATTTAACATGGCACAAAAAACTAGACAAAATAAAATATTTGCGGCAGAAGACTATACTGTAGTTTATGAATCTTACGTTAATGCTAACTTTCAAGCATTTGATTATGATACAATTAGAACTGCAATGGTTGACTATGTCCGTAACACATATCCAGAAAATTATAATGACTGGATTGAATCAGCTGAATTTGTATCACTACTTGATGTAGTAGCTCAATTTGGACACAACCTAGCATACAGAGTAGATCTTAATGCTAGAAATAACTTTTTAACAACAGCAGAAAAACAAGAATCAGTTTTTAAATTAGCTGAATTTTTAGGATACTCTCCAAGACGTAATGTGCCTGCGTATGGTGAAATGAAAGTTGTTGCAGTTAAAACAAACGAAGCAGTTATTGGTAGTGCAGGAACAAGTTTAGGTGGAAAAGAAATTAAATATGAAGTTACTAATGATGTTAATAACTTAGATGATTTTATTACCATAGTAAATTCAACTTTACAAAATAGTAATCAGTATGGTAGTCCAAATAAAAGTGTAGTACTTAATAATATTAGAACAGATTTTTACGATTTAAATAATACACCAAATCAAATTAAGTTTGATGTTGAAGGTGTAGTAACAGGTTCTACAAGAACATTTAATATTATTAGCAGTGATTATGATGAAACTAATTTAACATTCAAAGAAAAATCTCCAGATCCAGTTTCTAACATTGGAATGTATTTTAAGAATGACGGCAGAGGAATCAATAGTGCTAACACAGGTTTCTTCTTTGGAGTAAAACAAGGTGAATTATCATATCAAGATTTTGCTATTGAAGATCCAATTGATAGTAATGTATTAGATATTACTATCCCTAATATTAATAACACAGATTGCTTTGTACAAAATATAAGTACAACCGGAAACCTTATTAAAGAATGGACTAAAGTTAAAGATGTTAATAGCAATATAGTTTATAATAATTTAGCATCAGGTATTAGAGATATCTTTAGTGTTAAGACTAGAGAGAACAATGAAATATCAATTTTATTTCCTGATAGAACTTTTGGTAATATCCCAAAAGGCACAATTAGAGTTTGGTATAGACCAAGTGAGAACTCATCTTATGTGGTACGTCCAGATGATTTAACTAACAAAAAAATTAATGTAAACTATACAGGACGTGATGGTAATACTTATAATGCAGTATTTACTTTACAATTAAAACAAGCAATTACAAATGCTACATCAAGTGAATCACTAGATAGTATAAGAGAAAATGCACCCAAGAATTATGCAAGTCAAGACAGAATGATTACTGCTCAAGACTACAATACTATATTATCTAATAACACAGGTGGAGTAGTAAAAGTAAAAAGTGTAAACAGAACATTTAGTGGACACAGCAGATATTCAAAATTTATTGATCCTACAGGTGAATACAGTAATTTATACTTGCAAGGCGATGATGCTAGATTATATCAAGATGAAAGATTACATACATCTTCGACTAGTGGTTCATATAATTCAAGTCAACTGTTTAACAAATATGTAAAAGATATTATTAACAATGACGAATATATAAATTTATACTATACAAAATATAGAAGTGCATTTAGTGGACTAAGAACACAACATAACTATACTGCAGATTCTTTTGTATGGCAAAGTCCAAGTCAAACCGTAAGTGGTGTTAAGACTGGATACATAACTGATACTAATAATGATATTGTTAGAGTTGGTGATACAGTAGACTCATATATGCAATATATAACCCCTGGTGCTTTACTTAAATTTACAACATCAAGTGGTAGCAAATGGGCAAAGGTTACAGATGTATTCAATTATGGTTTAGGTATAGAAGGTACAGGAACAAGTGCAGGTGAACCAACTGGTGTTCAAAACGATGGTATAGGATCAATTATTCTTGATACTGACATTCCATCTAATAGTACATTAGATATTATATATCCAGCATTGTCAAGAAACTTTAGCACAAGTGAAAGAAATATTATTATTGCTTATATTGATTCTAAAAGATCATTTAGTATAAAATATAATTATAAAAATAAAAGTTGGGAAGTAGATACTAGCCCTGAAACATTTAGTACCAATACACAATTTCCTGATAACTTTGATTTAGAAGATGCTAGTTGGTCAATATATTTTAATTATAATAATCAACAATATGATATACATTTAAGAACTATAAGATTTAACTTTACTAGTAATTCTGTTCGCCTTGGTAATATTCAAAACGAAATGGAAATTAGTTCTTTTACTAAAAAATCAAAAAGAGATTGCATACAAGCATTAGGTGTTTCAAATAATGCTATTGCTAAACTAGGAAAATTTTATGTATATGGATACGATCAGTTAGGACTAAACACTTATAGATTAGTACTTGTGGATGGTAATGCAGATAGTAGACCAGATAATCCTGAAGTATTTTTTGATACAGTAGGATCAACGCAAATATCAGTAGACGACACTTTTTATACAGGTAAAGAAAATATGAACTTTGAATGGGAGCATATTGCTTCTGACAACCAAGTAGTTGATCCTAGCTTTACAAACGTTATTGATGTATTTGCTTTAACTACAGCATATGATACAGAATATAAAAATTGGCTATTAGGTACAATTCCAAATATGCCTTTACCACCAACAAGTTATGAACTAGGACAGATGTTTGCGTCAAGTGGTGAAAAGAAAGCTATGAGTGATACTATAGTTTATAAACCTATAAGATACAAATGTTTGTTTGGTGCAAATGCAGAAAATGCATTGAAAGCAAGATTCAGAGTAATTAAACTTATAGGATCAAATATAACTGACACTGATTTAAAAAATAAGACTGTAGAGTCTATTAAAGAATTTTTTGATTCTTCAAATTGGGATTTTGGAGAAACATTTTACTTTACAGAATTAGCGGCATACGTGCATAAAAAACTTGCAGGTGTGTTAAGTAGTTTTGTTATTGTGCCACAGGGTTCAGGTAGTGTATTTGGTGATATGTTTGAGTTTTTACCAAACAGCGACGAACTTATTATTCCCGACGTAAGTGTTAACGATATTGACATTATTCAGAATATAACAGATGAAAACATTAGAGCAGGAACATAATAAATGTCTAAAAAGAAAGCAGGCCCAAACAAGGTAAACAAAATTAAAACTAGTAACTTTTTACCTAATGTTTTTCAAACAGACATTAATAAAAGTTGGTTAGATAGTACCCTTGACCAAATGGTTTCAAAAGGACCGCTAGGACAAGTTAATGGATACATAGGAAATAATAGTGGAAAGTATTCAGTATCTACAGACAAATATATAACTCCTAGTGTTGATGCTACTATAAGAAACAAAACTCAACTAGCACCTGCTATAGTATCTTATAATAATAACCAAGACTTAACTAACAAAATTTCTTTTGATGATATAACATATGCAATAAATCAAAACTTTAATGCTTACAATTATAATGCGTCTTATTCATCAAGTAAATTTACATTTAGTCCTCCAATTAATGTTGACAAATTTTTAAACTTTAAAAATTATAGATGGGTTGAAGAAATGCCTGTATACGAAAGTGTTTATACAGGAGCGAACAAAGATCCTCTTATTGATATGTTGCGTGTGCCAGCATATAAACTAACTGACGATAATAATTCGTTTGTACTAGAAGTTGGCATGATTATAAAATTTAGTGGAACAGGATGGGATTCAACTGTAAAAGATAAAACTTATCTAGTAACTGCAAATAATCCAGAAACAAAATTAGAATTATATAAAGACTCAAATGGAGTTAAAGTTTACAATAGTTATAGTAAACTATCAAAAAGAAACTATGGTGTATGGGATACTGGTGAACCTGTAAGAGTTTCT